CGCGGAAACGCGCCTATGCACGGGCAACGGGCGCAACCGCACCGGTAAGGGATACGCCGGGCGGAAAAGGGAGCACGGGGAACAAGGCAGACCCCTACATCGAACTGGGCGAGAAGATCGCAGAGAAAGAAAACGAGCTTGCGGAGATATACGGCGAGATCGTGCGCGTACTGGGCGAAATGCGGGATAATGAGCTGCAAACGCTATTGCTTGAACGTTACGTGAACGGCGCAACGTGGGCACAGGCAGCGCGGCGGCTGCATTACAGCGAGGCGCACGTGAAAGGCTATATGCATAGAATGGCACTGAATGCTGTGGATAAGTTAATACCCCGCAATACGCAATAATGTGATATACTGATATCGTGGAAGAGCTCCAAGGGAGCAAAACCACGGCATTCACGGGTTGATAAATTCCGGTTATGTCCTCCTAATTCTCTCCCCTGCTTCGGCGGGGGACACGCTCCAAAGGCTGCACGAGGCCGGAGGGGCTCACCCTTCCTTTCGCCCAAGGCATTCCCTAATGAGACGGGAAACCGTCTCAGCCTGTCCGCCGCGTCTGCACGAGGGCGCGCGGGCTCTTTGACTCTCGGGAATACAGTTCAAGGAAACGCGGCAGAGATGCCGCACATGCTCCAAAGCCTGCATGAGGGCGGCGGGGCAAAAAAAGACAGCCGAACGGCTGCCCATAATCTGACGGCTCGGAAAGACGAGCACGGGCGCAGCTTACGGAACGGCGCGCCGACACCTATTCTGGCGGCCCGGAAAGACGGGCATCTGTTTGCGAACTTTGCCGGACTGCCCGGCAGGCCTTGCGCAGGGCCAAAGCGTCAGTACACAGCGCAGCAGCACGTGTATCAGGGAGTAATTCCCTGCAATGGGGTAGCGCCCTGCGGTGAAAGTCCGCCGGTTTGCAGGCCGATAACTGCGCGCGAGGGGGTCAAAATTCGAACGTCCTATTTTGTAGCAGCCCCTGAGCGCAAGCCGGGAAACCGTCCGTAAAGCCGGACGCAAGGCGCAGCGATACGCGCACATACCCCGAAAGGGGTATACATGCAGCCAAAAGTTGATACGCGGTGCGATTCCGTGTGGCTGCACCTCCAATTGTCATAGTAAAAGCACCTCCCCGGGATGGCTTCGGGAAGGTGCTTTTGCTTAGATGTTGCTTAGATGTTGCTTAGCGGTTATCATAAGCGCATAGAGCCTTACACACCCCACGACGCATCCTTCCACTCGTTGTAAAAGCAGCCGCGGCCATAGCCGCATTCGTGCTGCATGAGTGTGCCGCCGATGATCTTTCGCTCGAAATGGTACGCCTTTTCCGTGGCTGTACCATACCAACCGTGGCCCTCGCCGGTCTCCGGGTTGTACTTGGTGAAGTACAAGCCGAAACCCTCGGGAATGGGGAAGTTTCCGAAGGAGGATGTCCCCGCGTGCTGGATAAAATGTACGGCTTTCTGTGTGGTTTTCATTGTTATTTCCTTTCTGCCCTCGTTCCTCCGGGGCGGGTGTTGTTGTTATTGTACCGCAGATCGGGCGGTTTGTCGAGGGGGCCGACGGCCGCGGCGGTTATACCTCCAGCCGGTAGATCATCGCGCTGTTAAGCAGCGCGTAGGTGATGGACTCCAGGAACTCGGCGCGGGTGACGCCCTCCGGCGTGCCGGTGCCCTGCTCGATCACATGGGCAACAGTGGCGACAGCCTCAGCGGTCGGCTCGTGGGAAGATACCCAGTTGAGCATATGTTCGTACTCGTCGCACGTCATGGACGTGCAGAAATCATTTTCGATACACACTTTGCGGACGCTGTACGCGCTCCAGTTTGCCTTGATGGTCATTATATGTCTTCCTTTCTGCGGGGTTATACCGCCCCGCCCGGTGTGGGTGGATCAGTCAATAGCGCAGTAGGTAAGGGCATCATAGCCCATACCCGCAAGCGGCTTGGGCGCTGCGGGCTTGGTGTCTGCCGGGTAGGCGGTCAGCAGCTCTTCAAAGTCTGCGATTGCGTCCGCCTCGGTGCGTGCCGTGCGGCTGGTGATCTCGTGGCCGTTGGGATACAGGAGCATGGTCACGTAGTGGTTCGAGGCAAGCTCGCAGGTGTCGAGGATAACGCGGCGGCCGTTGTATGTGTATTCTAAGTGCTTGATGGTTTTCATGGTGTGTACCTCCAAATGAAAATACTTATAAAATACTTACCATGTCATTCGTTTCGGAAAGAACTGATATGACCCGTGTAGTGGGAAATCTGGCTCGCCATCAAAATTGTTAGCGTATGCTGAATATATGGATTCCGGTACATGTGCCCTAGGATCGGTATCTTTCCAAATTCGCTCCTCGTTATCTTTATATACGGGGCGAGACATTCGATCCCAGCCTATGAAAGTTAATGTTTTTGACATGATTCTTCTCCTTCTGAAAATTAAAATTTATGGGTGCGGGGTTTAAGGGTAAACCCGCGAGAACCTTTAGTGCTGTGCATCGTAAGCGGCGAGGGCGTTTGCAAGTCCGGCTTCAAAGCGCATTTCGTTCTCTTCGGTGGTCTTGCTCATGTCGTTCTCAAAGCCGCAGCACGCCTTGTAAAGCGGGCAGCTTTCACAGTAGGCGAATGCGTACCTGTTGAAGAACTCAGTGCAGATGCGGCGCTCGATATCGTAGGTGTAAGTCATGGTTTAACCCTCCATCCAGATGTTATAAAGCTGCTCGGCCGTGAAGTCTTTGTAGTAGCCGATGCGCATTGTGTGTTCTTCTTCTTCCTCTACCCATGTGATGTAGAGGTTGTTCTCGGTGGTCTCGGCACTTACAAAGTAGCCGTTTACATCATAGTCGATCTTGGCGTTGTCGTACCAGCGGGTGATGCAGTGCTTTAAGTAGCTGCTGAGACTGGTGGTTGCGGTCATATTGATTACTTCCTTTCGGTGCTTTCCTTTGTTGTGATTATAGTATATCAGTTAACTGACATTGAATCAATGCACATTCTGTACAAATATCAGTTAACTTATTTGTGTAATGTGTCAGTTTACTGATATGGTCTGGCTGTGCTATCATAGTAGCACAAGGAGGCTTGAAAATGGCAACACAGAAATACACAGGCACAGAGGCGCAGAAGAGAGCCAGTACCGAATATAACCGGCGGCGTGATAACATCATGCTGCGCCCCACAAAAGAGGAGGGCGCGCAGATCAGGCAGGCCGCAGCCGATGCGGGGCAGAGCGTACAAGGGTATGTACTGGGCGCTGTGCGCGTCCAGATGGACAAGGACAAGGAGGACAAAGCGTAGTGTATGACAGAGTAGATGCAAGCAGCGGAGAGAGCCTTTGCCGTACTATGGCAGAGGAATGCGATACCGCGATCTTAGCATTTTCCACAGGTAAGGACAGCATTGCAGCGTGGTTGCAGCTTAGAAAGTATTTCAAGCATGTAATCCCGTATTATTGTTACACTGTGCCGGGTCTGGAATTCGTCGAAAACAGCCTCGCATACTATGAGGATTTTTTCGGCACTCACATTTACAGACTGCCGCACCGGTCTCTGTACCGCATGCTGCGTAATCTGGTATTCCAATCGCCGGAGCATGTAACCAAGATCGAGGCGCTGGATTTGCCCGGCGAAGAATATGATGATGCCGAAATTGGCGAGATCATCCGCGAATGCAAGCGCCTGCCGGAATGCGTATACACTGCGACCGGCGTTAGAATGGCAGATAGTCCTATGCGGCGTATCGCGATGAAAACGCATGGAGCGATCAACCACAATGCAAAGCGGTTCTACCCGGTTTTTGACTGGGTAAAGGCCGACCTGCTGCGCGAATTTGATGCAAGCGGTGTTCGCCTGCCGGTAGACTATAAGCTGTTCGGCAGAACGTTCGATGGTATTGATTATCGGTTCTTGAAGCCGATCAAGGAGAACTTCCCGAGAGACTACGAAAAGATTCTGACGTGGTTTCCGCTGGCTGAACTGGAACTGTTTAGGAGGGGCGAAAAGTAATGGGATACTGGAATGACGATAAGCCGAAGAAAGAAGAAAAGGACGATCACATCGAATTAGAACAGCTTGAAAGCGAGTGCCTCGATGAGCTGGGGGGCGTAGAAAAGAGTTTCCGTGAGCGCATGGGCGCTGAGAACAAGCGATTCCGTGATATGTGCGATACGGAATACTGGTGCTGCATTTGCTTTACCAGCCGTGCACAGAAAGAGGAATTTTTGGAATCTCTGGAGTTTGACGGCGATTTGAAGTATATCGAAGGAAAAGAATTCGCGCGAGCGGTGAAAAGACCGGTTAAAACCGAGGATTTGAAGTTCGCTCGTATCGGTAAAGGCTCAAAAGAATACTTGGGCAGGCTCATAGATGAGCAAAAATGACGGAGAGGAGGTGTAAAGCGTGGGTGCTGGTTATGGTAGCGGCAGGCTTGCCAATTTCGGCAGAACCAGAAACCGCCGCCGCAGTGTTGCGGTAGGCCGTCGCGCTGCTGGCGCTCGTGGCGCTCGTTCGCCCTCGACCTAAACACCAAAACTCAAAAGTCCACCGGTTGGGAAATGATTCTCAGCCGGTTTTCTTTTGGGGAAAGAAAGGAGGTAGCACATGGGACGGAAAAAGAAAGTGATTGACCTCAAAGCGGTGCAAGAGCTTGCAAGTGAGGGCAATACACAAGAAGAAATTGCAAAGGCTTTGGACTTTTCACGATCGACGTTCAGTAACCGCGACGATGTAACCGAAGCATACTATAAGGGCGTAGCAGAAATGAAGCTCAGCTTGCGCCATTGGCAGTTTAACGCTGCTCGTGGCGGTAACATCCAGATGCTTATCTGGTTGGGCAAGCAGTACCTCGGACAGCGTGACACAGTAGAGAAAAAAATCGAAAGCGAAGGCGTGAAGGTGATTATCGATGTCTGAGGTGAAGCTCTCGCAGATCATCGGACCGGCATTTTACGCCGTTGCGCACGATGTGTTTGCACATGGTCACACGCATTACGATTTCAGCGGCGGCCGTGGCTCGCTGAAATCGTCGTTTGTGTCGATTGTCGTTCCGCTGCTGCTTATCCACAACCCCGGAACGCATGCGCTTGTGTTACGCAAGGTTGGAAACACCATCCGCGACAGCGTCTATGCGCAGTATGTGTGGGCAATCGGTGAGTTGGGCATGGCTGACTACTGGGACGCGAAGGTATCGCCGATGGAGCTGATATATCGCCCGACCGGACAGAAAATCATGTTTCGCGGCGCTGATGACCCAATGAAAATCAAGTCAATCAAGGTTCCGTTTGGCTACATTGCCATTACGCACTTTGAGGAGAAAGACCAGTTTGCAGGACGCGCAGAAATACGAAAGATTCTGCAATCCACAATGCGCGGCGGCTCTAAGTTTTGGAATTTTGAAAGCTATAACCCGCCGATCAGCCGCGACAACTGGGCGAACAAAGACAGCTTAGAGGAACGCGAAGATAGGTTGTGCAGTAAGACAACGTACCTGCAAGCGCCTGCTGAATGGTTGGGTGAGCAGTTTGCCTTAGAGGCGGAATATCTCAAAGAAACGAACGAACGAGCATACCAGCATGAATACCTCGGCGTTCCGGTTGGCACGGGCGGCAACGTCTTTGAAAACCTTGAACTGCGAGAAATCACAGATGATGAGGTAGCAACGTTCGATCATATCTATCAAGGCGCTGACTGGGGATGGTTCCCCGACCCGTTCGCTTTTATCCGCGTCCACTACGACAGGGCGCGTGAGACGGTGTATTTTATCGATGAGATATACAAAAACAAGCTGAGTAACGAGGAAAGCGCCGGTATTATCATGGAGCGCGGCTATAATGATACGTTTATCACCTGCGACAGTGCAGAGCCCAAAAGCGTTGCAGACTACCGCGCTATGCGACTGCCTGCCAAAGAGGCCGTGAAGGGCCCCGGCAGTGTCGAGTACGGCATGAAGTGGCTACAGCGCAGGACACTTGTCATCGACCGCAAGCGAACGCCGCACGCCTATGATGAGTTTGTGAACTATGAGTATGAGCGCGACAAGGATGGCGAGATCATCAGCGGATATCCAGATGAAAAGAACCATCTGATTGACGCCACGAGATACGCCCTTGAGCGCGTTTACAGAAGAATGGGAGTGATTGCTTGACGATCATTGAAAAACTGAAAGAGCTCGGCTATAACACAATCGCCCCCGAGTTTTACGGTAAGGTTGCGGAGTGGCGCAGCTGGTATGTGGGTGATGTGAAGTCATTCCACCATTACAAGGTGCGGAACTGCGGCAGAACCGTGCATTGCAAGCGATATACGCTCGGTATGGCGAAGAAGTTAGCCGAGGACTGGGCGAACCTGCTCATGAACGAAAAGGTAAATATCACCTTGGAGGGCGAGAAAGAACAGGCGTTCGTCGACCGCATCTTTGAAGAGAACAACTTCGAGGTAAAGGCGAACGAGATGCAGGAAATGAAGTCTGCACTGGGTACGGTCGCATACATTCCGCGTGTTGTCGGTGCAGTGTCGGACGGCGGACAGCCTATTGTGGGCGCAGCAAACGGCATTCAGATTGATTACGTGACTGTAGAACACATTTTCCCTCTGGCATGGCAGAACGGCGTTATTATGGAATGCGCGTTCGACAGCAGAACCACCGTGAAAGGCGAGGATTACTGCTATTTGCAAATCCACAAGCGAAATGAAAACGGCTTTTACGACATCGAAAACCGCATTTTCAAAATCACAAATGAAAGTTTGTCTGAAGAAAGCCTTGCAAGCGTGCCGGGGTTTGAAAAAATTCCACCCGTTGTGCATACCGGTTCGAACAAGCGGCAGTTTGTGATTGATCGTTTGAACATCGCGAACAACTTTGATTATTACATTCCGCTCGGCATTCCGGTCTATGCAAACGCGATTGACGTTCTGAAAGGCGTTGATATCGCATACGACAGCTATGTAAACGAGTTTCTGCTCGGCAAAAAGCGCATTATGGTAAAGCCTGCTGCAACGCAGTATCTTGACGGCGAGCCGGTGTTTGACCCGGATGAACTGGCGTATTATGTACTGCCGGAGGACACGCAGGACGGCAATATCATTCAGCCGATTGATATGACGCTGAGAACCGGCGAGCACAACCGAGGCATTCAAGATCAGCTGAACCTACTGTCAACCAAGACAGGTTTCGGCGCGAGCTATTATCACTTCGACGGCGCAAGCGTTGCAACCGCCACGCAGGTAATCAGCGAAAACAGCACCATGTTCCGCACGATCAAGAAGCATGAAATCATCCTTGAGCAGGCACTTGTGGAGCTGTGTCGCATTATTCTGCGGCTCGGAAATGACGCGATGAACGCCGGGCTGAACGAGGATGTGGAAATCAGCATTGACTTTGATGACAGCATCATCGAGGATAAGGGCACGGACTTCACGCGAGACATGCAACTGCTTAACGCAGGCATAATGAACGACTGGGAATTCCGCGCTAAGTGGCTCAATGAAGATGATGAGACGGCGAAGAAAATGCTGCCTAAAGCGCAGGATATGACAGACGAGGGGGAAGATGAGATTGAATGAAGTATCCAATCACACCGGAATACCTCGACGCAGCGCCCGAACCGATTGCGATTGCAATGCGAGAGCTCGAAAAGGACATCTTGCGCGAGATATGTTCACGCTTTAAGCTGACCGGCGAACTGAACGAGGCTGCCATGAACAATATCCGCGCTCTGCGTGCGCAAGGCCTCGACATGGAGACCATCGAGAAAATGATAGCGAAGCACAGCAAGGAAACACTGCCTCAGGTGCAGGAAGCACTTGACCGTGTTGTTGAATACAACCAGAAGTATTACAACGAGCTTGCAAGCAAGGCGAGCATTGCTGAACCGCTTTTCTGGATGACGGCTGCGGATATTGCGCAGATACAGTCACAGACGCTTGACGGATACCGCAACATTACACGCTCTCTCGGTTTTGCACTGCAAACAAACGGAAAGGTTACATTTCAGTCGATTGCAAAGGCGTATCAAGCCGCCCTCGACAAAGCAGAAGTGAAAATGCAGTCCGGCGCGTTTACGTTGCAGCAGTCACTTGAGGATGCAGTTAGAGAGCTTGCAGACAGCGGCATATACACGATCGACTATGCGACAGGGCATAGAGACCGTGCAGACGTTGCAGCGCGCAGAGCTATTTTCACGGGGCTAAATCAGCTCACCTCGAAATATACGGAAGCAGCTGCGGAAACACTGGAAACTGACCTGTACGAAATCACCGCCCATCGCGGCGCGCGTGATAAAGGCACAGGATGGAAGAACCACAAGGCATGGCAAGGCAAGGTTTACAGCACGAAAGACGGCAGCAAATACCCGAATATTTACAAGGTTTGTGGATTGGGTGCTGTTGACGGTCTGGAGGGCGCTAACTGTAGACATCATCGGCATGCGTTTTTAGAGGGCGTTTCTGAGCGCGTCTACACAGACGACGAGCTTGCGAACATCGACCCACCGCCTGTGGAGTTCGAGGGGCGCACGTACAGCGCTTATGAAGCAACGCAAATGCAGCGCAAGATAGAACGCACAGTGCGCAAACTGGAGCGCCGCAGAGCCGCGTACAACGCCGCAGGAATGACGGGTAAGGAAGAGCAAACAGGCATCCGCATTCGCCGATTGAAGAAAGAATATCGCGAATTCAGCCGGGCGGCGAGCCTGCCGACGCAGACCAACCGCATGAAAGTAATTGAATAATTGGCATCGTGGAAACACGGTGCTTTTTTATTGCCAAATTGTCCGACAGGACGTTAAACAAGGAGATTACCATGGAGAACAACACTCCCAACACCAACGCGCAGGGCGCGGAGAACAACACTGCTGCACAGCAGGAAAAGACGTTTACGCAGGCAGATGTAGACAAGATGATCCAGTCTCGCCTTGACCGTGAACGGAAGAAGATGCCCAGCGAGGAAGAGCTGACCGCATTCCGCACGTGGAAAGACAGCCAGCAGACCGAGCAGGACAGAATGAACAACATCACCAAGGAGCGCGACACCGCAGTAAGCAACCTTTCGGCGGCGAACGCGAAGATCGAACAGCTTGAGCACGAAAGATACGTTTCGTCCAAGGGTTTTACCGGTGACGAGGCGGAATTTATCACGTTCAAGGCTGCGAAGATGGTAGATGACAAGACCACCTTTGAACAGGCTGTGGATGCAATCGCGCAGGAACGTCGGCCACGTACCTCGTTTGATTGGACTGCGCCTGTAGGCGATGGCAACCAGAAAAACGCCCCCAACGCGGCAATGAACGCGCTTATTCGTGGGGCAATCAAGTAAGAAAAGGAGCTTTTAACAATGGCAAATAACGTAATTGACCGCAATTCCCTTTCCGGCCTCATCCCGGAGCCGGTAACTCGTGAAATCCTTCAGGGCGCTGTTGCAGAGTCGGCAGTGCTGCGTATGGCTCGCCGCCTGCCGAACATGACCAGCAAGACCCAGACCATGAACGTTCTGGATATGCTGCCGACCGCTTACTGGGTAAACGGCGAGGTTTCCGGCACTGGCGCGGCTGACTCCGCAGCGTACAAGCAGACTACCAAGATGGCATGGGACAAGAAGAAAATTTACGCCGAGGAAATCGCGGTAATCGTCCCCATCCCGGAGGCAGTTCTGGATGATGCGGATTACGACATCTGGGGTGAAGTTCGTCCGCGTCTGGTCGAGGCGTTCGGCAAGAAGATTGACGCCGCAATCCTGTTCGGCGCTGACAAGCCGACCACGTGGCGTGATGGCGTTGTCCCGTCTGCGATTGCAGCAGGCAACGGCGTTCCGACCTCTACCGACACTTTCGGCGACATCATGGGCGAGAACGGCCTGATCGCAAAGGTTGAACTGGACGGCTACAGCCCGAACGGCGTTGTATCCGCCGTACAGATGCGCGGCAAGCTGCGCGGTCTGGTAGATACCACCGGCCAGCCGATCTTTAAGACTGACATGCAGGGCGCGTCTCGCTACGCTCTGGACGGCATGGATATGTATTTCCCGAATAACGGCGCGTTTGACCCGACGCTCGCAAAGATGATTGTCGGCGACTGGTCGCAGCTCGTTTACGCCATCCGTCAGGACATCACGTTCAAGATTTTCACCGAGGGCGTTATTCAGGACCCGTCTACCAAGGCAATCCAGTACAACCTCATGCAGAACGACATGGTTGCGCTGCGCGCGGTTATGCGCCTCGGCTGGGAGATCGCAAACCCGGTAACTGCATTTAATGCGGACATGGAAAACCCGTTCCCGTTCTCCGTTTACGGCAACGGCGGCACTGTTTCCACTGTAAAGGTAACTCCGGCGACTGCAAGCCTTGCAGCGGGCGGTTCCAAGCTGTTTACTGCGGCTGTAACCGGCAACGGCATTGTTTCCGACAGCGTATCGTGGAGTGTTTCCGGCGGCGCAAAGGCTAACACCAAGATCACCGAAGATGGCCTGCTGACCGTTGACAAGGCGGAGACTGCATCGAGTCTCACGGTAACTGCTGAGTCGAAGCAGGACGCAAGCAAGAGCGGCACCGCATCCGTAACCCTTTCGTAAGGAGCAAACGCAAATGGTAGATTATGCATATTACAAGAATACGTACCTCGGCAACCAGATTGCCGAGGATGAGTTTCCGCGCCTTGAAAGCCGCGCAGTAGCATATCTTACCTATCTTACGCGCGGAAGAATTGACGATAGCGAGCCTGCAAAGATGGCGTGCTGTGCGGTCGCGGAGCAGTATCAAGTGATTGATACGCTCCAAACTCGCGCGGCATCTGCTGAGCAGGAGAAACAGAGCGAGAGTGTTGGATCTTGGTCTGTAAGCTATCGCAGCGGCACGGAGGCAATGCAGGAGGCAAAGGCGCAGCTCAAAGCGGCTGCGGAAATGTATCTTGCAAATACCGGAATGCTGTACCGAGGTGGGAGGTGCTGCGAATGCGACTGCCCCACACTGTAACGTTGTTTCAGCCGTCTGGCCGAACTGTTCTGACGGGCGTTTTGCTTGAAAGCACCAGAGGCACGAGCGTAACAAAAATTGCACAGAACAGCGCAGACAGTGTAACGCTGCATATCCCTTTACCGTTTACGCAGATCATCAGCCCTGAAAAGGACTATTTTGCGCGCGGCGATGTGCCGGATGCAGGAAGTTACCAGAAATGCCGCGAGAAGTACGAGACATACCGCGTCACAAGCGTCTCTTTGTATGATTACGGCGGATTGCAGCATTTGGAGGTGGGCGGCCGATGATACGTTACTCCATGAAGTTGCACTTGCCAAACAACGTGCTTGATAGGCGCGTGGAAAAGGCGAACGCGTGGCTTGTTGAGGAGATCATCAAGGACACCGACCCGTTTGTTCCGGCGCGAACCGGTGTACTGGCAATGAACGTACAGCGGCATGGGCATACCATCGTGTATGCCTCGCCGTATGCACGTTTTCAGTATTACGGCAAGGTAATGATTGACCCGGCTACAGGAAGCACGTTCGCGCCTAAGGGCGTGCGCAAGGTGTTGACCGAGCGCGACCTTAAATACAGTAAGGCGATGCACAAACACGCGCAATCGCACTGGTTTGAGGCAAGCCGCGCGGTGAACGAGGAACACTGGAGGGAAGGAGTGCGAAAGATACTGAGCGATGGCTGAAAAGGTAAATGTATTAACGGTGCGTGAGCAAGATACAGTCTCACGCGCCGTTCTTTTATGGCTACAAGGGCATATCCCTGATATCGAGTTTGAATATCTTCCCCCTGAGCACTCTGGAATGATGCTCACATCTGTTTCAGGCGCTTTCAAAACAGCTCAGTACGTGGATGGAAGTTATTCCGCGCAATACCAATTCGGCATTATGTACCGTGCTCTGCCTACAAGCAGCGGCGAACGTCTCGATGTGGAAACGCTGCTGAATGAAGTGGGCGCATGGGCAGAAGAACACCCCCCCGAACTGGGGGAGGGCATGACGGTAACGGATGTCGAGCGTATTACTCCGGCGGCTCTTGTAGCACGCTATGAAGATTTAACCGAGGATTATCAAATTTTCATGACCATGAAATATGAAGTAGAGGTGTAACAAATGGCAACTACTGAAAAGGTAAAACGTTCCCTTATCGCACACTTTCTGGATACTTCCGACAAGATGGGCGAGTATTCCGCCGCAAATTGGGCGCGCGTAGGCAAGAACGTAACGAGTGCTGCTATTGATTTCGGCGCACAGACCGAGACTGAGCAGGATATTATTTCGTCCTCTGCGACTACGGAGCTGACCGGCTATCAGCCGAATATGTCCGTATCGCAGCAGTGCACAAAGGGCGACCCGGGATACACGTTCATCACCAAGAAGCGCCGCGCACGCGCCATTCTGGCCGATGCGCACGCATGGATGCTGAATGTCGACCTGTGGGACGTTACCGGCGAGGGCGCCAGCGCAACTTACGTTGCAGAGGTGCAGGAGGTCGCTATTCAACTCGACAGCTACGGCGGCGATGGTGACGCAACCCCGACGCAGGAATTCACGATCAACTATGTCGGCGACCCCATCCCCGGTACCGTAAAGATCACCGATGGCGCGCCGGTATTCACTGCTGACGTAGCAGTTTAAGGAGGAAATAAGAAATGGAAAGTATCCGCGTAAACAGTGGCGTTCAGATCATCGAGGTAAACGATGCAGGGGAAACAATTTCGCTTCCCCTCTCGGACGACAGCTTTATTCAGGGCTTTTTCAAACTGCTGAACGAGCTCAAGGATAAGGCAGATGCCATTTCCGCAAAGGACGACGACGTTATGGGCGCGATTGACGCCGTTGTTGAATTTGACAAGGAAATTCGCGACAAAACGGACGCGCTCATCGGCGAGAATACCTGCAAGAAGGTTTTCGGCGCGGTGCTTCCGTCCTCTGACCAGTTCTTAGACTTTTTCTCTCAGCTCGTCCCGATCGTAGACGCGCACGCACAGAAGCGCGTAGCGAACATGAACAAGTACAGTTCGGAGCGTGTCGGCAGTGTTTAACATGCTGCTCGACCGCCTGCCGAGCGATTACAAGGGCTATCTCATCCGCACGGATTACCGCATCGGCATTCAGATTTCCCTTGCGCTCGATGACCCGGAGCTGAACGAGAATGACCGCGTAATGGTGGCACTGTCCCTGCTTTTCGGAGCAGGGATGCCGCCCCTTGACGTGGCTATAGAAGGCCTACAGTGGTTCATTCAATGCGGTGACGACAAAGAAATCGAACCAGGCGGCAAACGGCTGCTGTGGTTCGACTATGACGCCGCACGGCTGTATGCGTCGTTCCGGCAAACGTTCGGGATTGAACTGCACAAGATCAATTTGCACTGGTTTGAATTTATGGCGATGATGGAAAGCCTTGACGAGGACTCTGCTATCTCTCATGCAATCCAGATCAGAGGCACGGACACAAGCAAGATGAAGGGCAAGCAGCGGCAGGACTACGAACGACTCAAACGTAATCTTACGCCCACGCCTGCACTTTCTGAGGAAGAGAAGGAAGTAGTAGACGCATTCTGGGCGCAGATCAAATAGAAAGGCGGTGAATAAATGGCGGACGGCTCTATCCGAATTGAAGCAACAATCAGTGACGAGCAGGCAAAGAAACAGCTTGAACAGATGTCGAAAGACATTGAAAAGCAGTCAGCCGCCATCGACAAGCAAACCGCGAAGGTGAACAAGCTCGCCGCGCAGTGGGAAAAGGTCGCCGCTGGCGGTACGAAAGGCTTGAAGATGAAAGCCGACCTTGCCGCTACATCCAAAGAGGCAGAACGGTTATCCGGGCGACTTGAGGAAGTCAACGCGGAAATCGTCAAGGCACAGGCTGACTATAATACAAAACTCAAGCAGGCGGCAACGGGCGGAATTCCGCAGGAGGAATTTTCGGAGTCGGCGCAAAAACTGAACAACCTTGTAGCTGAGTCCGACAAGCTCGCGGAAGCGTTGCGAAACGCAGACGACAAGGCGGCAATGCTCAAGCAGCAACTTGCAGAGGCTTCCGAAGCGTCGCGTATGAGCCCCGAAGGGCAGAACATCGCATCCGGTCTCAGCAATGAGCAGGCGAAACTTGAGACCATGCAGGCAGGGTTTGCGCAGGCCAAAGCTGCAATGGGCGATTTCGCAAATCAGACAACCTCGAAATTTGCGAAGGTTAAGCGCGTGCTTTCTGAACTGGGGAGCGGCGTTAAAACAACGTTCGGCACGCTCAAAGACTCCATCGGAAACGCCCTCGGCAAGGCTGTAGATAAGCTTAAAGCAAAGTTTTCGAGTTTCGGCAAGTCCTCGGCGAATTCGATGAAAAAGGCAGGTAACGGCATTCGTTCTTTCGGTACTCGTCTGAAATCCATTGTTGCCGGTGCGCTCTTTTTCAATTTGATTTCCAAAGCGCTGACGGCATTGACAAACCGTCTGGGGAGCGCACTTCTTGCCAACAAGACGTTTGCAAAGTCTTTCGGCCAAGTAAAAAGCAATCTGTTAACGGCTTTTCAGCCGATCTACGAGGCGATTTTGCCATGGCTGAACAAACTGATGCAGGCGCTTGCACAGGTAACGGCACAGATGGCACAGTTTACCGCCTCGGTGTTCGGAACGACGGCGCAGAAAGCGCAGGACAACGCTAAAGCGCTTGAGGAACAGGTGGACGCAACAAACGACACCACAAAGGCGACAAAGAAAGCTGAAAAGGCTCTTGCGTCGTTTGATACAGTGCAGAAGCTCACGAACAATACCGAGGACCCGAACAAGACCGAGGATCCGAGCAAGCCGAAGTTTGATACTGACTTTTCCGCGGCGGAAAACCAGATGCCGCAGTGGCTCACGGATTTCTGGAAAACGTTTCAGGAGTCGTGGGCGCAGTACGGACAGCAGACCATTGACAGCGCAAAGAAAGCTCTTTCTGCGCTGAAAGACATGGTAACGTCTATCGGTCGGTCGTTTATGAACGTCTGGAACAACGGAACGGGCGTTGAAACACTGAACAATCTGCAATTCCTGCTGCAAATGATACTCGAGCTGATTGCCTCGATTGCAACCGCGTTTACGAACGCATGGAATACCGGCAACGTAGGAGAGCAAATGCTGCAAAGCATTATGAACCTCATCAATACCGTTGTTCAAGCTGTTACGGCAATCGGACAGGCTTTTATCGCTGCGTGGAACGACGGCAATGCAGGCGAGCGACTGTTAAGCGCGCTGATGCAGATGATTACGGCGGTCGTGAACCTTGTTAACTCCATCGGACAGGCGTTTATCACGGCGTGGACGCAGGGCGGACTGGGACAAAGTATCTTTGCGCACATCCTCTCGATCATCACGAACATTATCACCGCGATTAAGTCCATTGCCGAAAACCTGCAATCCGCATGGGAGTACAACGGTAATGGCGTCGCGATTTGGACAAGCATCCTTAAAACCATCGACGATGTGCTTGCAGGCATTGACAGAATGTCGCAGGCCACGGCGAACTGGGCAAGCGGACTCAACTTTGAACCGCTAATGACGGCGTTCCGCAATCTGTGGGCGGCGATTGAACCGCTTGTAGATATTATCATGAATGGCCTGTCGTGGGCGTATGAGAACGTCCTCCTGCCGTTCGGCAAGTGGACTATCGAAAAGGCTGCCCCGGCGGTGCTCGACCTGCTCACGGCGGCATTGCAGGCCATTGCAAAGGTATGCGAAGCGCTTGCCCCCGTATTACAGCAGATTTGGGCGGTTGTAAAGCCGATCATCAGCTTTATCGGCTCTGCGGTAATCGGTGCAATCGAGCTCGCAACGCAGGCAATTACCGCGCTTGGTGACGCGCTCGCATATGTTATTGGCCTCATCGGAAAGGTCGGCAATGGTATCGGCAGCGGCATTTCCTCGCTTATCGGCGCGTTCTCTGGAACAAGCACCTTTGCGCTTAACGCCTCCATGCCGACGCTGAACGTTCCGGCACTGGCAAACGGCGCGGTAATCTCGCCGAACAATCAGTTTCTTGCGCTGCTGGGCGACCAGAAGAGCGGCGTGAACGTCGAAACTCCGTTGTCTACCATGATCGACGCTTTCAATAAAGCTCTGGACGCGCGCGGCGGTACGGGCAATAACAACGCGCCGATCAATCTGTATATTGACGGTACGAAGTTCGCGCGCATTACCAATGCGTATAACAGTAGCGAAACACGCCGCCGCGGCGTAAATCTTGTGACAGGTGGTGCATAAATGTTACTTTCTGTAGACGGAAAAAACTATAACGTTTTTGTCACCGGCTTGAAGCGCAGCTTTCAAGTGCTCGATGGCGAGAACGCGGAACGTGCTTTAAGTGGCCGCATGATACGCGATATTATCGGCACGTTTTATAACTATGAGATGACAATTCGGCCCGTAGTCGGTAAATATGCCGACTACGACGCACTGTATGAAGTCCTGAGCGCACCGGAGGACAGCCACAAGGTAGTTTTACCTTACGGGCAGAAAACGCTCACGTTTAAGGCCTACGTGACCTCCGGACAGGACAATCTTATCGTAAAGACAGACAAAGAGTCGTACTGGAACGGTCTGACCTTCCAGTTTATCGCGATGGCACCGCAGAGGACGTGACACATGGGAACAAACAAAATCATTTACCTGGACAAAGAATTTTCGGCGACAGACGTTACATCGGGGAACTTGTATCAAGCGCGTTCCCTGATTGCTGCGTCGCAGGAAATTGACACATTCGGTTTTGACATCGACAGCGAGGATACCACCCTCACCGATTTCATCCGCAACACGCCTTTGACCTTCTTCCATGATGATGAACAGATGGGCATTTTCTACGTGCAGAAAATCAGTCGAACATCCATCAACACCTATCATTTCGCTTGCACTTCGACCGTCGGTCTGCTTGACGAGACCTACCATGACGGCGGCATTTACACAGGTGAAACCGTAAAAGAGGTTTGCGAGGACATTTGCAGTCCGCTGACGGTTTACGTCAAAACGAACTTGCAGAACATCAAGCTCTACGGTTGGCTTCCTATCGCAACACGGCGTGAAAACCTCACGCAGGTGCTTTTCGCGATTGGTGCAACGTTCAAGGTTGACTTTGACGGTGCAATTCGCATTGAAGGTCTGTGGAGCGGAGAGGCAAGTGCAATCGACGCAGGCGAAATCTACGCAAGCGGTACGGTTGATTACGCAACTCCTGTTACCGAGGTAATCGTGACCGAACACGCCTATTCGCAGAGCGCAACGGAAACGACAGAGCTTTTCAAGGGAACAACGTCGGCAGGCGACAAAATCACCTTCGACGAACCGTGCTACGACCTTGCGGCATCCGGCTTTTCCATTCTTGCAAGCGGTGCAAATTGGGCAACGGTTTCGGCAGGTTCGGGCGTGCTGACGGGTAAAAAGTACACGCACGTTACCCGGCAGGTAATGCAGCAGATTAAACCGAAAACACGCGAACTCGTTACGCAGTCCGACAATACGGTTAAGGTAGAGAACGCAACGCTCGTATCTCTCGTAAATGCAACGGCAGTCGCAGAACGCCTTGCCGAGTATTACAGCCACAACGAACGTATCAATTACAAAATTGCCGTTAAACGTGAAACCCCCGGTGATGTAGTGAAGATTGCGCATCCTTACGGCGGTACAGTCTCCGGCTGCATTGAAAGCGCGGATATTACGGTGTCCGGTAAACTTGCAGCAGAGGAAAGCGTGCTGATTGATTATTTCCCGCCGGACATTGGTGTGCAGGAATATTACGACACGGTCGAAGTTCTGACCAAAGATGGAACGTGGGCTGTGCCGGAGAATGTGACGAGTATTCGTGTAGTGCTGATTGGGGGAGGGTCTGGCGGTTCAAGTGGATGCGAGGGCGAAGATGGTAAGAACGTGTACAACGGCGGCGCAGGCGGCAAAGGCGGCATAGCGGGCGTAGGTGGCGAGGGCGGAAAGGTTTACAGCGTTGAAATGGATGTTACGCCCGGAACGAATTACGCAGTGCAAATTGGTGCAGGCGGCAAAGGTGGCGTATATTCCGCAGACGGCAGCGTAGCCGGTACGTCTGGCGTGCAAACAAAGTTCGGCTCGCTATCCTCTGAAAACGGCTCATCTTCCGATATTGGTTTTGCAGACCCAGTCAATAACCAGTTTTACGCCCAAGCCGGAGACGATGGCATTAAGGGCGGAGATGGAGGCAACGGCGGCGAAGCAAACTATACAAGCGATGATAGCAAGGTTCGCGCAGGCAAAGACGGAGGAAACGCCCTCGGCTACGCAGGCGGCAAGGGTGCAAGCGGTAGCGCGGCTAAATACGACGGTCAGATTGGCGTTTCTGGCGGTGGCGGTGGCGGCGGCGCCGCTATGGGCAACGCGGGAGGAGATGGCAATACCGGACGCTTGGAATGGACGAATTTCTCCCTTCCCGAGCATACCGGTCAAGGATGGCTCGCAAAAGGCGGCGCAGGCGGCTCTGGCGGTAACGCAACTATCATTCCGAACACGCCTACCATGCTCGGCAGTGGCGGCGGTGGCGGTCACGGAGGCGGCGGCGGTGGAGGCGGCGGATTGACGCAAGCTGTGTCCACGTGGAGCCATTCCGGCGGCAGCGGTGGTTCCGGCTCTTCCGGCGGCGACGGTGCACCCGGCTGCGTGCTCATCTATTACCGTGTATACCGTGCAAGCTCTTCCGGACGGTTTGTTACTCGTGACGGCAAAGGCTTTAATGAGAAATTCACAAGAAAGGTTGTGGTTTAATGCCTGATACTTATATATCGCAGTTTAGCGGCGAAGAAATTGACTCTGCGTTGAGAGCGGCGCAGATTATCTCCGGCGCGGATACGCCTGCTGAACTGCGAAAAAAGCTCGAAATCCGAGGCGATACCATTCCGGTCAGCGCGACAGACCCCACACCTGTTTCCGAAGCACTGACAGCATCCGGTGGCGGTGTCAACCCGAACCTGCTCGACAACTGGTACTTCGGCAACCCCGTGAACCAGAGGGGGCAGACGGAGTATACGGAGGACACTACATACACGATTGACCGATGGTGGTTGCAATACGACACGACGCTTAGCGTTGTTGATGGTGGTATAAAAATTGGCGGCAAATGGGATGTGCAGCAATACTTCGAAAACACTTTACCGAATGCGACATATACGCTGTCTCTACTTTACAAAGATAGAACGGGTTCTGATCCGCTACGCTTGATTGCCGGAAATCGTTCGTCTGGTGATGTGGCACAAAAGGTAACTAAAGATGCAAGTGGACTTCTCAGCGTAACATTCACATCAGGTAATTGCGATAAAGTCTCTGCTGGATTTGCAGGTTCTACGGATAATGTTGCGACCTTTATCGCTATCAAGCTCGAACTTGGCGACACGCAGACCCTTGCGCACAAGGAAAACGGCGTTTGGGTTCTGAATGAAATCCCGGATTTTGGGGAGCAGCTGAGGAGGTGTCAGTACTATGCTTTCAAACCTGTAAAAGTCAAAGATTATAGTCGAATTGCTTCTGGCATTGGCATGAGTGGAAATCTTATCGCGTTTAACGTTCCGATTCCGCATATGCGAAATGTCGCTCCGGTGGTAACGGGTATCGGGAATACGTGTACCTTTTGGGACGGAATGTCTATTCAAAGTGGCACTATTTCTTCTTTAAATGGTACGTCAAACGAGTATATCACATTGCTTGTGAGTAGCACTTCTTTCTCTGTTACTGCCAGAACGCCATTTCATTTGCTGGATGCTGATATTCTCATTTCCGCCGATCTTTAAGGAGGTGACACTATGCAAACCCCAAAATCCCGTGTATACGTCCTCTGCGACAGTGAAAGCCGTATTTTGCGTTTGGAGGGAGAGTATTCCCTCCCGGCTGATCTTACCGGATGGACGAAAATTGATGAAGGCAGCGGCGATAGATTTTCGCTCGCGCAGAGCCATTATCTCGATAAGCCACTCTATGACGGCGCAGTGCTTCGCTACAAACTCGTAGACGGCAAGGTGGTAGAGCGCACTGCCGAGGAAATCGAGGCGGATAAGGCGAAGCTGCCGAAGCCGGTTATCCCGAAAACCAACGCAGAACTGGAGCAGGAAAATAAGCTGCTGAAAGCACAACTTAACGCCGCGAACGAACGCAGTGATTTTATTGAGGACTGCATTGCGGAGATGGCGATGCAGGTTTACGCAGAATAATGAACATTTTTAGACGTTTAGAAAGGTTGGTAATTATGATGGCTATGTTTTTTGCCCAGAGAGTAATCCTTGGCAAGACGGAGTTCGATGCTGTGCCCAAAGCACTCAAAAAGCAGGTGGCAGAAATCTTGATTGACTCTGGTTTGCCCGAGCTTGTGCCCGCAGAGTTCGGCGGCACGGCAGAATAAACATACGCAGAAAGAGAGAAAAGCATGGATAATGTAAACAATTTTAAGGCGGCTGTTACCGCTTGCATTGCCGTCCTTACTGCCCTGTGGGGGTGGTTCGGTTGGCTTGTGGTGCTGTTTGTTGTCGCAATGGCAGCGGACTACCTGACGGGCACGGCGGCGGCGATGCAGAAAGGGAAATGGTCGAGTAAGGCGGCAAGGGACGGCATTTTTCACAAGGTTGGTTCCATCGTAGTGGTTGCAGTCGCAGGCGGCGCGGATTTGCTGATTGGCATGGTTTGTGACCATCTGCCGGGCGTGACGCTTCCGTTCGAATACACGGTTCTGCTGTGCCCTCTGGTGGTAGTCTGGTACACGCTGACGGAACTCGGCAGCATCGTTGAAAACGCGGTTTCCCTCGGTGCGCCTGTTCCGGCGTGGCTGCAAAAGGCACTTTCCGCCGCAAAGGACGCGGTGGACAAAATCGGAGATGATGAACAGTGAAAATCACTTTTAAGGGCTGTAACCCGAGTAACTACCGCAAGGGCAGAGAGTTCCCGATCAACTGGATTTGCCTGCACTTTACCGCGAACAACGGCGACACCGCGCAGAATAACGCGGATTATTTCGCACGTGAAGTAGTAGAAGCGTCGGCTCACTACTTTGTAGACCCGAACGAGATTTACCAGAGCGTAAAGGACAGCGACACGGCATGGCATTGCGGCAGGGAGCGCGGCGGCAGTTACTACAACGACTGCCGCAACGCGAACTCCATCGGCATTGAGATGTGCAGCGTTATCCGCAACGGCGTGTATGTTATCCCGGAAGATACCATGAAGCGTGCCGCAAAGCTGACCCGTGAGCTGATGGCAAAGTACCATGTGCCGGTATCGCGTGTGTGCCGTCACTACGATGTGACGCACAAGAAATGCCCCGAACCGTGGGTGCGCAATCCGCAGTTGTGGCAGAAATTCAAAACCATGCTGACAGGGAAAGAGGTTGAAGATATGACAGAAGCACAGACGCGCAAAATCGCGCAGGAAGAAATTAAGAAGGCAAACGCAAAGGTTTATGACCGCGTGCAGGACTGCCCGGCGTGGGCGCAGAACACGGTGCAGCGGCTTGTGAACAAGGGCTTTTTGCAGGGTGACGAAAACGGCAAGCTGGGTCTTACTGAAGATCTGATGCGCGTGCTCGTCATCAATGACAGAGCGCACCTGTACGGTTAAAAACAAGACGGTATAACATACCCAAGAGGGAGGATACCATGAACGAGAAAAACGAAATTCTGGCAAGTGATGTACTGTCGCTGCTGAAAAGTCAGCTGAAATTTATGAAAGCGCTTGTACTGGTGCTTATTCTGCTGCTTGCTGCGACGAACATTTATCACGTATGGCAGTGGAGCCAGTTTGACACGGTAGTCGTGGAGAACGGGGATAACGGTGGTTATGCAAATTATGTCGCCGGAGATAACACGGGAGGTGTGTATAATGGCGAGCGTAGCGGTACGGAAGAAGAAAAACGGTAAGACCAAGGGAGTTAAGATCAAGCGGAAGGGGTAAACCGCATGAACCTCAAAAAAGAGTTCACCAAGCCGGAATGCGACTATTTCCGGCGCGAGTGCAATTTTACAGACGAGGAACGCGCTGTTTTTGACCTGCGGGTCGCGGCGCGTTCTGTCGTTGAAATCTCAATGAGCCTGCACCTGAGTGAAGCAACGGTTTACAGGCGACTCAAGAACATCAAGCGCAAAATCGTGAAAGTTTTATGACAGGTTTATACCCTCTCTGCGACGTATAATATATGTACAGGGAGGGATAGACTATGGCATATCAGCAGTTTTATCCACAGTATCAACAGCAACATCCACAACAAGTAGCGCAGCGGCCGCAGTACCCACAATATATAGTGCGTCCCGTGGCGAGTATCGAGGAGGCGCGGGCGGTGCAGACGGATTTTTCCGGTGCGCTGACCATCATGCCGGACTTATCGCACGGCTACATTTATACCAAGCAGCTTAATCTGCAAACCGGATGTGCGGATTTCTCGGCGTACAGCCGCGTACAGGACGCGCCGAAGGTGCAGACGGATTATGTAGCACGGGGCGAATTTGACGAGCTTGCGCGGCGATTTAACGCGCTTTGTGACCAGTTGGGAGGCGGCAAGAATGAACAGTAACCCGATGGTGCAGGTAATGAACCTGATGCGGAACGGCGGCAACCCGGTGACGCTGCTGAACCAGATGACGGGCAATAATCCGATGGTTTCGAGCCTTATGCAGAGTATGCAGGGCAAGAGCCCGGAGGCGCTCAGACAGATGGCAATGAACATTGCCAAAGAGCGCGGCGTGGATTTGATCCAGTTTGCGCAGCAGTTCGGGATGAAGCTGTAACAAGTGAAATTTTTTCAGTTGTTACCCTCAAACTACACTCAACTGTAAAAAAACACGCGATTTTTTATAGTTACCTTTTCAGTTACGGAGTCTTGATACAAAATCCGGCGTAATTTTGTTGCGTCCGGAATGCGTACGGTTCCGACGAATATAAACTGAAAAGGAGACTAACAATATGAGTGACGATTCGATGGCTCTGGGTTATGCACTGGGTCAGGACAACAACAACTCCGGCAACGGTATGTGGGGCGGCGATGGCTCCTGGATTTTCGCTTTTCTGATTATCGCGCTGATTTTCGGCGGCGGCAACGGCTGGGGCTTCGGCGGTAACAACGGCGCGGGCTATCAGGGCGCGGTAACGCGCAGTGACCTGTGCAGCGAGTTCAACTTCAACGACCTGTCTCGTTCGGTTCTGGGCATCCAGAACGGCCTGTGTGACGGCTTCTACGCCGTGAACAACGGCATGCTGACCGGTTTTAACACCCTCGGCAACAATGTTTCCAATGGCTTCCACGGCTTAGACAACGCGATTTGCCAGCTCGGCTACCAGAACGCACAGCTTATCAACGGCGTAAACCAGAACATGAACACCGGCTTTAACGGTGTAACCACCGGTCTTACCGCACTGGGTACGCAGATGGCAAGCTGCTGCTGCGACACGCAGCGTCAGATCGAGCGCGGTTTCTGCGAGACCAACTACAACGCGGCTACCAATGCGCGTGACATTATCCAGACTGCGCACAACGACACCGACCGCATTATCGCACGCCTCGACCAGATGGAGAACACCCGTCAGGCGGAGAAGATCGCGGCGCTTCAGAACGAGAACCAGACCTTGAAGTTCGCGGCTTCGCAGGAGGCACAGAACAATTACCTTGTAAACGCTCTGCGTCCGGCTCCGGTACCGGCGTTCCCGGTTCCGGCACCTTACCAGTTTTCCGGCTGCAAGCACCATTGTATATAACTTTTTCATCTTAGAATTCTCTTTAAAAATATGAAACATTTTAGAAACCTACCT